GAACTGGAAATCACAATGGAACGATAGCTTATATCGATTGGGACGAGGCAACAACTGTTAAAGCGGCTGCAAACGTTGCCGAAGGTGTAGCATTTGCTGAATCAACAGCAACTTTCAAAGGGTACACTTTGCCTCTTAGAAAAATCGGTGATACTTTACCAGTATCAGAGGAGTTCTTTGAAGATGAGGTTATGGCTGCTGCAGAATTAGAGCGTTTCTTAGCTACTAACGTAGAGGATAGAATCGATACTCAAATCGTAACAGGGGACAACACAGGACAGAATTTAGCAGGTTTAGTTTCATCTGTACCAGCATACACTCCTGTTGCTAGTGGAATTGCAGATGCAAACATTTATGACCTTTGTGTTAAAGTAATGGAATCAATTACTTCGACAGGTGGCGCAAAATACCGACCTGACTTTGTTGCTATGAACATTGCAGACATTAACAAATTACGTTTGAAAAAATCAACTGATAATACTTATGTATTTGACCGTAACGATGACAGAATTGTATCTTTAAATATTATTGAAGATAACAACGTAGTAGCAAACACATTGTATATTGGAGATTCTCGTTTTGCTACTATCTATGAAATGGGCGGAGTTGTTCTTTCAGAAGGTATGATTAATGCTCAATTTACTAGCGACCTTAGAACTATCAAAGCACGTAAGAGATTAGCATTTTTAATTCGTGAAGCTGACAAATCAGGATTTAGAAGAGTTACTTCAATTTCAGCAGCTTTAACTACTTTAGCTACATAGTATGATTGAAGTTGAGTTTACAGAAGATTTTGCAACTAAAAAGAAAGGCGATAAATGGGAATGTGACTCACTTCTTGCATCGCATTTAGTTCACGTTGACAAAGTTGCAAAATACACAAAAGAGGTAAAAGAAGTTAAAACCAAGAAATAATGCCACAAATAGTAACAAAGACATATTTTCAAAAAGCAAACGAGTTGTATATTCCGTTATCGGTAACAGCACCAGTTAGCAACGCTTCAATGCAAAGTCCTAGTAACGTAAGTTATTTAGATAATCTTTGTATTAAATTAGAAAAGTCTATTTTACTAAACGCATTAGGTTTAACGGCTTATAATGAACTCCAAACGGCATTAGCGGATATTAACAATCCGCTAAATGCCAAATGGAAATCTTTAGTACAGGGTGAAAGCTACGATGGTAAAGTTTGGGAAGGTTTAAGTAATGATTATTCATTAATAGCTTACCGAATTTACGAAGAGTTTGTAACTAATACTAACGATAGACTTTCAGCAATAGGAACAACGCAAGTAAATCCACAAAGTGCTAGTTTAGTAACTCCGATGTATAAGATAGCCAACGCAAATAATAACTTCATAACGAAGTATCAAGATGGTTATTTAGAATATCCATTTATTTACAACGATGGCGAGTTTATAGATTGGTTTGGTAATCAGGAAACTATTGAAGTTAGTTTATATCGTTATTTAAACGATAAGAAAGCAGACTTTACTAGTGTTGATTTAACTAAATATAGAGTTTACGAAAGTAAAAACTCATTTGGGATATGATAGTCTTTGAAGAGCAGTTAGGTAGATTAATAGCACTTTTGCCAACGTTTACGGATGCAAACAGCAATACATTTACTGTAAAGTATGGATGGGGCGATATAAATGAGTTAAACAAGTATATGTTTATTAATTCAACTCAAATTTACCCTTTGATATGGTTAACTGCTGGAGAAGATACTCACGATTTGAATGAGCCAAATGTAAAAAGGAATGCAAGTATAGTTATTGCGACTAAATCTTTGATGCAAGATGAACTTAATCCATTTCAATACAACAACGATTTTAAGATTATTTTGCAACCCATATTAAACAATTTAATAACAGCTTTACAACGTTCTGGAATATCAATTTTAAAAGTTGATACTATCAAAACTAATAGGGTTGTTAATTATGGAGTTGAGTTTAGAAACGCAAACGAAATAAAAACATTAGACATTTGGAATGCAATAATTTTCGATGCTGAAATAACGTTTACAAGTACGACAACTTGTTTAAATAAAATTATTTTTTAACAATTAAATAAAAAAAGATGCCAACATTAACAGGTACTAATTGTACAATAAGCCGATTAAATATCGGAATGGATGACTGCCAAGTAATCGAGGGGTTGCTAAATGGCTTTTATCGTGTAAAAAAAGGTTACGCAATAGATTTATCTACAGTAACTATAAACAAAGCGTGGATTGATGACCAAATTCAATTAGGTTTGATTGAGCCGTTTGTAGGTGTTTTCGATGCTATTGCAGAAACTCCAGATGCGACTACCGAAGAAAGTCAGTCAGGAATTATGTCAGTAGTTCGTCAAGGAAAACCAACTATTACTGCAACTTTCAAAAAAGGAAAAGCATTTCAAAAAGCAGCGTTTTCAAGTAACTCACAAGATGGCTACGATTACTTCCTAATTTACGAAAGTAATGTTATGGAAGGAGTTTTAACTGGAAATACTTTAAAAGGTTTTGATGGTGGAATGTTCAATACAAATGGCTACAATATGAACAACGGAACAAACTCCGCAAGTTCAGTAGTTAAATTTCAATTAACAAATCCTTATGAGTTTAACGTACAATGTACATTTATTGCAGACTTAGATTTCAATTTAAGCACTGGGGTAAATGGTATAATTGATACTGTTTTAACAGGTCGTGCCGATGTTTCAGATAACAAAATTTACGTTAAACCAACTTGGTTGCATAACGCTCAAGAAGTTGTAGAAGGAATGGCATTAGCTAATTTTAGAGCTACATTGAACGGAACTGTAAACGTATTGACAGGAACTGCGGTTTTCAACTCTGTAACTGGTGAGTATGCTTTAACTCCAACTACTGCGGTTGCATTAGGTCAAAGTTGGGTAGTACAACTATACAGCTCAACACTAAGTACAGAGGTTGCAAAAGTAGGTACTAAGTTTTACAAAGGAACTACAACTGCTATCACGCCAGTAGCTTAATCGATTAACAAATTTTAAATTCAATTAAGGCGGTTAAATTATTAATCGCCTTTTTTATAAATACTTTAAATAATTTAATAACTTTACAACAATGAAAATATTTAACGTTTCAATATTTGGAGAAGATGCCGATTGGTTTTGTGAACAGCCAAAAAACGTGCAAAAAGATTGGATTTTAAGCAATACAAATCAAAGCGATGATACTTTGATTGATGAACTTTTAAGCAATATTAATAGAGGTAATGACTGCGATTGTGGTTGTGCTAAATGCGAAAAAAATGGGAATATCAGCAAAGACAATGTTAACGAGGTTGCAATCGTTGAGCCAAACGAAGTTGGAAGCGATGGTGCGGGAAATAGTATTGAGCGACCAAAAAAGACTAAAAGAGCAAAAAGTTAATGAATGGGAATTAGGATTAAGACCAAATAATAATATTATTGGAGAATATCGAGACCCTGAATACCAAGAAATGAAATACTTTAAAAACCCTAGAGCGAGGGGGTATGTAGATTTAATATTAACAGGACAAACTGCAAGTACTTTAATAGTTAAACCATATTATAATAAAGCATTTTTATTTTCTATAAACGACCAACATAATTTAGTAGGCAAGTATGGACTTGATATTTTAGGAATTAATAAAGATTATTGGGATAACAGACAAAGAGACATTTACAGATATGTATTAATACAAGATATAAAGAAAATACTAAATGCCTAAATATAACAGCATAGATACTATTCCAGCAAAAGTATTCTTTGAAGTATTAAAATCAAAGAATTATCAACTTTTAAAACCTAAGCCAAAAGAAAAAGGATTAGAGGAATGTTTTATTGCTATTTATGACGATTTTTTTATTAAAAGTGATAATTCCGAAGCAAAAAGTTATTTAAAACTAAATAAAGAAATAGCATTTTTAGAATATAAAATGGCAGTAATTAAGCAAGTGTTACATTTTGCTTTCTACAATCAAACGACAAAAGAAATGCGCTATGATATTATCGACGCACTAAAAAAAGGATGTGGGATTGAAATTGATAAAGAAGCACCTTTTATAGATGAAATTCAAAGGGTGTTGCAAATTGAAATAGGTTATATCAAAAATGATTTGTCTTTATTAAAATCAGAATTAAAAGAAATGATTAAAGTTAGTCAAAATAAAGATTATAATTATTATGATAGTATTGGTGCTTTGTCAAACGTACTTCCAAATAACTCACTTTTAAAAGAAGATATGACTTTAGCAATTTATATTACTTTGGAAAAAATGGCAAACAAAATTGTTAAACAACAAAAAAAATAAATAATGGCAGAATTTATTGAATTTTTATCACCAAGTGCATTAAAAGAATTGCAAATTGCAAACGCTGAACTTGTTAAAATGATTTCAAACGTTGATACAGTTGGTACTAAAATGAAAAGCATATCCACACCAAGCGGTTCAGATAGTGCTTTAAAGTCATTAACAGCTCAATATGAAGCGCAATCAAAAGCAATACAAGATTTGCAAAAACAAATATCTGAATTAGTAAAATTAAAATCTAATAACAATCAAAAAACACAAGAGGAAATAACTAATACTAGAATATTGGCAAGTAATGCAAATAGACAAGTTTTGGCAACTTCTCAATTAGCTGGTGCTTATAGAAATTTATCCGCAAACGTTGCTATTGCATCTGAAAAAGTACAAAATATTATTGCTAGAGGTAGAACAGCCGAACAAACACAAAAGCAATATAATAGAGAATTAAGACAAGCTCAACAAGAATTTCAAAAACTTCAAACAAGAGTTTTAGCAGCTGATAACGCAGTAGGTAAATGGAACAGAACAAACGAAAGAAGTATTGGATTAGGGCGTGATTTATTAAGTGCTTTTGGCGTTGTTGGTGGTGTTACTGCTTTTGCTTTAATCACTAAAGATATATTTCAACAAACAAAAGAAATACAATCTTTAAACAATGCTTTATTATTAGTAACTGGAACACAAGATAATTTTTATAAGCAACAAGTATTTTTAAATGATATTTCTGAAAGATATGGAGTTGAGTTAAATTCTTTGACAAAACAATTTACTCAATTTTATGTAAGTGCAAAAGACAAACTTGCTGGTGATGAAATTCAAAAAATATTTGAAAGTATTACTAAAGCTGGTGCGTCAATGGGGTTAAGCGTGGAAAGTCAACAAAGAGCATTTTTAGCACTAAACCAAATGATGTCTAAAGGAACTATTCAAGCGGAAGAGTTAAGAGGTCAGTTAGGGGAAGCGTTACCTGGTGCTTTTGGTATTATGGCTGAGGCGGTTGGAGTTACTGAAAAGGAATTAGCTAAAATGATGAAATCAGGTCAATTAATTGCTTCGGAAGTTTTGCCAAAGTTTGCTGAACAATTAGAAAAAACCTATGGAATAATGAATGTCAATAGAATTGAAACATTGACATCTTCACAAAATAGACTAACAAACGCTTGGAGAAATTTTATAGCTGAATTAGATAAAGGAGATAATGCAATAGGTAATTTTTTCAAAAAAGCTATTGATTTAGCAACTGATTTTATTGAGTTGATAAGTCCAGATAAAAACGCATTAACAATACAATTAGAAAATCAAGCAAGGGGCGAAAAACAGATTTTAAATGAATTAAATAGCATAAAAAAAGAAGCTATACAAACTGATAACGAACTTATAAAAACTGCACAGTTAAAAAGAAAATATGCATATGAACAAACTAATGCTTTAGGTTGGGAAATTTCTATGCTTCAAGATTATGGAAAAGAACAATCAAAAATAATAGCACAGGTTAAAAAAGATAATCCTTATTTTTTTGGAAACACTAAAGAATATAAAGAAGCAAAAAATAACTTAGAAGAAACAAATATAAAAATAAGAGAATTAGCAAAATCATTAGGTTTTTATGAAGGTATTGTAAAAGGCACTTTGTCTTTTCAAAGACAAATGAATGATGAAAATAAAAAAGAAACTCAAAGCATAAAAGAAACAGAAGCGGAAAGAGAAAAAAGAATTAAAAAATTAAGAGAGGAGTATTTAGAAAGAACAAAGATACAAAATTTTGAAAAACCAAAAACACAACAAGGATTATTATCAAAACTAAAAGAACAAAAAAAAGCTTTTGAAGATTTACAACAACAAACTTCTAATACAAATAAAGAGTTTCAAGACTTTCAAACCATTATTGAAGGGGTACAACAATCTATTGATTTAATTGAAGACCCTAGTAAAGTAATAACAACGACTGGAGTTGATGAATTTATGAATAGATATTCTAATAGTGTTCAAACATCATTAGAAGAGTCAAAAGGTTTTTGGGAACAATACGGCCAAGAAGTTACAGATTTATCACAAGAATTAATAAACACTTTGGCTGAAATATCAAATCAAAGATTTGAAACTCAATTAGCAAATTTAGAAAAAGAAAGGGATATTGCTATTTTATTTGCTGGAGAAAGTGCAAGTGCTAGAGAAGAGATTGAAAGACAGTATGAGGAAAGAAGAGCGCAAATACAAAAAAGACAAGCCGAAGCACAAAAGAAGTTAGCAATATTTAATATAATAACAGATACAGCACAAGCGGTTATAGCTACTTTAGCACAAACACCACCACCAGCTGGAATACCTTTAGCGGTTTTAGTTGGTGCTATTGGCGCAGCGCAATTAGCTTTAGTTGCAAGTCAGCCACCGCCACAATTTGCAAAAGGAACGGACAACGCACCCGAAGGATGGGCAATAACACAAGAAAAAGGGCGTGAGATTATAACCGATAAAAGTGGTAAAGTAAAAAGTTTAGGTAACGACAAAGGGGCGCAATACACTTACTTAAATAAAGGCGATAAAGTATTTACTAATGCTGATACCGAAGCTATGATGTTTAACTCTAATTTAAACAATATGCTTTTAGGTAATGGAATAGTAATGCCGAAAGTTGAGGTTTCCTTAGATGCTGAAAAGATTACTAATGAAATTAAGTCTT